TGATTACTGTGAAGACATACAAGAGTAATACCTATGGACATCAAGTGCATATTCTTGGAGAGTGTAAGGTTGTGTATAGTCCAGACAAACCTCTGTCTTGTGGTGCTAAAGTATGGATAGAAACAGACGCAGAGGTTATAACTATACCTGACTTTGTTAGCAGAAATAAAGATACTAAAAGCCATGTTCGTGAAGCTATAGAGAAAGGACACGATTGGTGGTAAAAAATATTATGGTGCAGACGAGAAACACGTACAGGAAACTGCTTAAATTGATTCCTAGTCCCTTCTATCTGGGAATAAACAAAGCCATAGTGTGGTTTATTGAGGAGTTGCTCCTAGTTCTTCCACTAAAAAAAGGAACTAAATTGCGAGTAATGTTTTTGGTAGTTTTTAGACTCTAAAAGAAAAAACTACCACATAACAAGGAGATTGAAAATGAGTAAAAGATTTAAACAAGTAAACGTACAACACTTTGCTACACTTGTGCAAGAGTTAAAGATAGACCTCCTTACACAAGAAGAGTTTGTAAATGCAGTAGAAGAAATATATATGAGTATCTTCAGACACAACACAAATGGAGATTTTGTTATACCTACTATGCCTAATGAAGAAGGAAATTGGAAGGTACATAAACCTTCTGCAACCAAAGAGGAAGTAATGGAACTAATCAAGAAAGGACAAATCATATGGAACAAAGACGTAATCTAACACCTACACAGCATTGGGAACTGCATCAAGGACTATGGCATATGCTAGGTTGTGATATGCAACTCAAACATAAAGATAAAACTACTGCTATATATGTAGATAACAAAGCAAGGTTGAAGTATACATATTCAACAAAAGGTTTTATAAAATGGTTTCCTATACCAAAGGAGGATAAAATATGAATATAACTTTACAAAGATTAAAAAATGCAGTAAAAGATATTAAGTCAGAGTGGTATGAAGGTAATGATAGCCATAGCACAGCAGAGTATAGAGGTGCGTGTGAATCACTTGATATGTTAGTAGCACACTTTCAAGAATTAGATGACTTTACAAAATGGAAGAGGGAGAAAAGAGATGCCAACAAAAAAGATTAAAAAGAAACCTAGAAGAAATACTTGGGTATACATTTATGGAGATGAGATGCCAGAGATATGGGAACATTTTGGAATTGACTTTCCTAATCCTGATGATAGAATGAAATTAAAGTTTGTTAACTATGAAACAAAGGAAATGCAAGGTGGCTAAGTTTATCATATATGCACAAAAAGTTTTGCACTATAAAAAAGAAATAAATTCTAAAGATAGAGATAGTGCAGAAGATAGAGGTCGCACTTATGAAGCAGACAACAATCCAGAAAGATTGTTTACACATAATGGCGAGGAGTTTTACATAACTAGTATAGAGGAGAGTGAAGATGAGCAGAGAGAAGATTGAAGAAATATATAGAGAACTAATAGGGGAAGATGGTCTAGAGAGATACACACATAAAGAGATTATAGAGTATATCAAAAGACTAAAAGATATAGAGGAGAAATATTATGACAAAAAAAGCTAAACCAACAATAGATGCAGTAACATTAAATTTAATTAATAAATTAAAAGCTATAGATGATACAATCAACGAAGGTGCGTGGGAGTATATACATCTAGGAGATATAATAAGATTACAAGATGCTTTCCAAGAAGCTATTAATCATTATGACCTAAAGAAAAAAGGTGGTATAGGAGAATATGGAAATGATGAAGGTAAGTATATTCAATTCTATCATAGCGATTATGTATGCTATACAGACCCAGAAGCATTTGACCCAAGCAAAGTAGAGGAGAAAAATGATGAGTGAATATACATATGTTGTAGAAGAATGGTCTACTGATTCTAGAAGGTATACAGTAAAGTCAGATAGAAAGTTAACTGAAAATGAATTAAAAGATGCTTATATGGAATTAGGTATACCAGAACAAGGAACTTCTGATACTTTTGACGAGTTACCTTATGATGGTAAAGAGGTAAACTACACAGTTTATTATGATGGTACAGACTATGGAGAAGATTCACAAATGGAAATAGTGCAAGGAAGTGAGGACTTAGCTGATGAGTAAATATATTATATACACACAAAATAATTGTAAACATTGTGACAAAGCAAAGAAAAGATTGAATAAAAAAAAATATTACTTTGAAGAAAGATTATTAGATACAACTGAAAAAATTAAAAGATTTAAAAAGGCAGGATATAATACTGTACCACAAGTATTTTTTCATATAGGTGGAGATGAAGAATTAAAAGACTTTTTAAATGATGAAGAAGTATCCTTTACACCAGATATAAAATTAGTAGAGGAAACAAAACCTACTGCAAAGATAATACCATTAGTAGGTGCTATCTCTGGAGATAAAGATGAGTAAATACAAAGTAGAAATAGAATTAGACTTTGACAGACGACCTTCTAAAAAAGATGTGCTAGACAGGTTGTGGGATATATTAAGAGATAATAAAGTTAAGTATAAATTATGTAAACAAAACAAAGACTTAGAGAGGAGAATAGAAAATGATAAACATAAATAAAGAAATGATACAAATACTTGCAGGTGTTTTAGTGTGGTATTTTCTATGTTTTATTGTACCTTATGTTGGGTATTGACTAGATGAATAATCTAATGTATAATAAAAATAATATGAGAAAAGATATGTATGTATTAGCTTTACCTTATCCAGATAACACAGACTTGCCTGATATTTTACAGGAAGATGATGGTAAGGTTATGTATTTTAAAGATAAGCACGAAGCAAAAGTTTTTATACAAGAACTTTATGATGAGAGAGGAATAATGTTGAGACCATTTGTAAATGATTTGGTTGAGATAATGAGAGTACAATAATGGATATATTAAAGCAACAAATTAAAGAAGAAGCTAAAGAAATAAATTTATTAAGAAAAAGAATTACAGAATTAAATTCTAAAGTTTCTATATTAGAGAAAGAACTTGGTCAATATAAAAAAATACAATTAGTTGTAGAAAATCCAGATGCAAGTCATATTAAAGATGAGTAAAGACAGGGAAAGAAGATTAAAAGCTACAGGTAAGTGGTTTCAAAAAAGCAAAGAAAAAAGATTATGGGTCAATCACATTTTTCCTATAATTTTATTTATTAGTTTTTTATTTTATTTAATTTCGTTATAAGAGAAGAAAGATGAATTTGTTAAAACAAGAAATGAAAGAGTTAGTTAAAGAAAGATACTATGAATATATAGAAGAAGGCTATGAACCTTTTGAAGCTATGGAGTTAGCTAAAAAAGATATAGAAGAAAGAGCAGAGTCTGATATAGGTGCATACAAAAGATTATATGATAGTTCTTTTGATATTGACTAAATATATTTTATAATATAAGATAGGGGAAATTATGGAGAAAAGATGGCTAGACAGGGGTGCTTGTCCTAAGTGTGGTTCAAGTGATGGGAATGTTAAACATTCTGAAGGTTACAGTTATTGTTTTTCCTGCAACACTAGATTTGGAGAGAATATGCAACAAGAAAAAGTAGTGCCTATACCTACAGAAAGTTCTATTAAAACTGTAGGTACAACAGGTGCATTAACAGAAAGAAATATTAGCAAAGAAACTGCACAAAAATATAATACAAGTGTAAAAGTAAATGGTAATATGAATACACACCACATTTATAAATACTACAATGAGAGTGGTTCTAACATAGGAAACAAAGTAAGAGATGTTGCCACTAAGAATATGTGGGTAGAAGGAAACATAACTGAAGCTACTTTGTTTGGACAGAATTTGTTTACAGGTGGTGGCAAGTATATTACTATAACTGAAGGTGAAGTAGATGCTATGTCTGCTTATGAATTATTAGGTAGTAAGTGGGCATGTGTTTCTGTTAAGACAGGAGCAGGTTCAGCATTAAGAGATTGTAAAAAAGCATTTGAATATTTAGATAGTTTTCAAAACATAGTTATATCATTTGATATGGATAAACAAGGTAGAGAAGCTAGTGAGAAAGTTGCACAGTTGTTTAGTCCTAATAAATGTAAGATTATGAATATGGAATTTAAAGATGCTAATGAATATCTAAAGATGGGTAAGAGAGAAAAGTTCTCACAAGCATGGTGGAACGCACAATCTTATACACCTGCAGGTATTATTAATCTTAGAGATTTAGGTGACAAGTTATACACAGAAGACTTTTGTGAAACTGTGCCTTATCCTTGGGCTAAGTTAAATGATAAGACTTATGGATTAAGAACAGGTGAATTAATTACATTTACATCTGGTGCAGGTATGGGTAAGTCTTCTATTATGCGAGAGATGATGCACCACTTACTCAAGAATACAAATCATAACATAGGTATACTTGCATTAGAAGAAGGTATAAAGAATACTGCATTTAATATTATGTCAGTAGAAGCAGATGCTAGATTATATATCAAAGAGATTAGAGAAAAATTTAGTTTAGAACAGTTAAAAGAATATGAGAAGAATACTATAGGTTCTGGAAGGTTCTTTGCCTTTGACCACTTTGGTTCAATAGACAATGATGAGATACTATCTAGAGTTAGATTTATGGCACAAGCATTAGAATGTAAGTGGGTATTTGTAGACCACTTATCTATTCTTGTATCTGGTCAAGAAGAAGGAGATGAGAGAAAGTCTATTGATATTCTTATGACTAAGCTGCGAAGTCTTGTAGAACAAACAGGTATTGGTATGTTATTGGTATCACACTTGCGTAGACCTGCAGGAGATAGAGGACACGAAGATGGTAAAGAGATTACACTCTCACACTTACGTGGTAGTGCAAGTATTGCTCATTTATCTGATGGTGTAATTGGATTAGAAAGAAATCAACAGGATACTGATGAAGTAAAAGCTAATACAACAACATTGAGAATATTAAAGAATAGATATACAGGTGATACAGGTATAGCTACACATTTACATTACAATAAAGAAACAGGTCGTATGAAAGAGATTGACAATCCTTACGAAGTGGATTATAATGCAGAAGATAATACAGAGGAGGTACCTTTCTAATGAACTGTTGGCATTGTAATACAAAATTAATATGGGGTGGTGACCATGATATTGACCATGAAGATGAAGATTATTGTATGGAAACAAATTTATCTTGTCCTAACTGTGGTGCTTTTCATGTAGTATATTTACCAAAAAATGAAACAGAAGAACCAGAAATGTGGGAACATTATTGTCATGAAGAAAAAAGTATGATGGCTACAGGTAAAGGTGAACCTTGTAATTGGTGTGGAAAAGAGGAGGAAGATTGTGAAAGTTGTTCTTGATATAGAAACAGACGAACTAAATGCTAGTGTAGTTAATTGTATTGTAGCTAAAAATATGGATACAAATGTGTATACAGTATTTGACCCAAGTAATATGTATTCATTTAAGAATTGGTCTAAAAATATTGACCAATATATTATGCACAATGGTTTATCTTTTGATGCTCCTGTTCTTAATAGATTGTTAGGTACAAATATTAAACCATCACAAGTATTAGATACATTAATATTATCACAGTTATTTAATCCTATGCGAGATGGTGGTCATGGACTAGGAGCATGGGGAGATAGATTTAAATTCCCTAAAGGTTCTATAGAAAACTTTGCTCACTATACACATGAGTTAAGAAAGTATTGTCAACAAGATGTAGATATAACACACAAGTTATACAATCATTTAAAAACAGAGGGTAAAGGTTTTTCTAAATCCTCTATTCATATGGAACATCAAGTAAGAGTTATCATAGACCAACAAGAAAAGAATGGTTTTTATCTTGATGTAAAGAAAGCTATGTGTTTACACAATACTTTACTAGATGAAGCTAATGATTTAGAGAAGTGGGGTCGCATACATTTTGACCCAACAAGAAAAGATTTAAAAACAAAAACAAAATATATACCTTTCAATATAGGTTCACGACAACAGATAGCTGATAGGCTCATGGAGATAGGTTGGAAACCAAAGAAACATACAGATAAAGGCAATGTAATTGTTAATGAAGAAGTATTAGATGGTATTGATTTACCAGAAGCTAAAAAGATTTCTAGGTACTTGTTGCTTCAGAAAAGAATAGCACAAATCAAGTCATGGATAGATGCATGTGATGATAAAGATGGTAGAGTACATGGTCGAGTACATACCTTAAAAACCATAACTGGTCGTATGGCACATCACAGTCCTAATATGGCTCAGATTCCTGCTGTTCGTTCTCCTTATGGAAAAGAGTGTAGAGATTGTTGGACAGTCGAGAATCCCTACACTCACTCTATTGTAGGAACAGATGCTAGTGGATTAGAATTACGTTGTTTAGCACATTTAATGAATGATGCTAATTTTACTGAAGAAGTTTTGAATGGAGATATACATACTGCGAATATGAGAATGGCAGGTATATCAGATAGAGACCAAGCTAAAACATTTATTTATGCTTTTATGTATGGTGCAGGTGCTAGTAAGATAGGTAAGATAGTAGGTAAAGGTGCTAAAGAAGGACAAGAACTTATAAATAGATTTTTATCTAATATGCCTGCTTTAAAAAGAGTTAGAGATAGTGTAACAAACTCAGCATCAAAAGGTAAGATAAGAGGTATTGATGGTAGATTACTGCATGTACGTTCTCCACATAGTGCATTAAATACTTTATTGCAAGGAGCAGGTGCAGTTGTGTGTAAGCTATGGTTAATTAATATGAATAAGAGAATACAAGCATCTGGAGTAGATGCTAAGTTAGTCGCTTCAATACATGATGAATATCAATATGAAGTTTCTAAAAAAGATGTACAGAAATTTGGTAGTATTACCAAAGATGCAATGAAGGATACAGAACAACAGTTGCAAATGAAATGTCCATTAGATAACGAGTGGAAGGAAGGTACAACATGGGCACAAACACATTAGTCAAAGAATTTGTGGGTAGAAAAGACCACAAAGACTATATTAAACGTGGTACTGCAGTAGAAAATTTACTTGTAGAGGAAGGTTTACGAAGAGGATATACTGTAACACCTTCTTCAGAGAAACAAAATATGTATGACCACATTGATTTAATTTTAACGAAAGGAGATAAAAAATTTACAGTAGATGTAAAAGCTAGAAGAACAGGAACAGATAAGTCAAAAGGATTTGATGACTTATGGACTGTAGTGGAGTTCAAAAATACTATGGGTGATTCAGGTTGGCTATATAGTAAATCTGACTACATTGCTTTTGAACGTAAAGAAGACTTTGTATTTGCAGATACTAAACAACTTAGAGATATGTGTGAAAGTATTGTTGACGTAACGAAGAGAGTTGCTTCATTTAAAAATGCAAATTATAAAGTTTGGGGTAGGAGTTATCAAGGTAAGAAAGATTTAATATCAAGAATAGAAATGTCTAAAGTTATTGCATTAGATAAGACATTTATTTGGTTAAAAAATCTTGACAATAATGAATAACTCTGATATACTTTTATTTTTAGAAAGGAAAAATACTATGAGTGTATTAAAAGGAAATGCTTATTGGGCGAGCATAACAAGCCCTAACACAACATTTGATTCTGATGGTGTGTGGACTATTGACGTGGGTAATCTTGATGCAAAGAACAAAAAGATGGCTCAAGAAGATGGTCTTAATGTTAAGAATAAAGGTGATGACAGAGGAGACTTTGTCACCATTAAAAGAAAAGTTAAGAACAAACGTGGTGATTTAAACAAAGCACCAGAGGTTGTAGATGCACAGAAGAGAGCCATGATTAATACGTTAATTGGTAATGGTTCAGAAGTTAATGTGTTGTATTCTACATATGACTGGGAGTTTGGTGGTAAGTCTGGAGTGTCTGCTGATTTAAGAGCAGTACAGGTTACTAACTTAATTCCTTACAACGCAGATGCAGATGCTGACAACGCATTTGATGTTGTGCCTGATGGTTTTGTTTCTAATGAAGATACAGATGCAAGGTTTGCTTCTTAACTAAGAAAGGATAGTGGTAGTAGATGTAATGTTTACTACCACTTTTATTATATGAAGACAATAGATACATTAGTAGAAGATATATACAACTTATTTGAACCAAATATTGTTAATAAAATAAGTGAAGAAGATTTAGAAAAACATTTAAAAGAGTTTACAAAAAATGTAACGAACAATATTAAAATTGTTTTAAATGAACAACCAAAGAAACAAAGAAAATTATCTTTGTCTTCTATAGGTAAACCTACAAG